TACCAATTTCGGAGATGCTTATAACGCAGCCGTTGACTATGCCTTTCAACATGGAAAGTTTGAGTCATTGATTTTAGCTAACGATGATGTGGTTCTTAATCCAGATACGCTATCGTTAATGCGGGAAGATGCGGGGATTCTGGAATCTCGTGGCGTGAAATACGGATTCTTAGGTGCTAGGTCGGACTATGTATTGCCGGATCAAAACATCAGGTTTCCGGTAGACGGGGACAGACGGGCAGGATTGAAGTGGGAAAGTGAGCATCAGATCAAGCTGACTCCGGTAATTGCGCCTATTTTCGCGTCGATAAGCCGGGAGGCATGGGGAGTAGCTAAGTTCCCAAGTACTAATTGGTATTCAGATAATATAATATGCCATGACTTGAACGTGGCGGGTTATCAGCATTTCGTCAGTAGGGCTTATGTGCATCATGCAGGAAGCCAGACGGTAGGTGTTGATTTCAAGAAATGCCACGAAGAACCGAGGGCGTGGATATTAGAGAATCGCCCAGATATGTACGAAGCGATATACGCATGACACCTGAGAGGTAGTGCAAAGTGCAGATAAAGACAGTATCAGTAGAGAAACTCATCCCTTACGTCAAGAACAGTAGGACACATTCTGACGGTCAAGTAGCCCAAATCGCGGCAAGTATCAAAGAATTCGGCTGGACTAACCCTATCCTTGTGGACGGGGAAAGCGGCGTTATAGCTGGTCATGGGCGGCTATTGGCTGCAAGAAAGCTAGGCCAGAAGGAAGTCCCGGTTATCGAGCTAAAGCACATGACGGAGAGCCAGAAACGGGCTTACGTTATTGCCGACAATCAACTAGCCATGAACGCAGGTTGGGATACGACCTTGTTATCGTTGGAACTAGCCGACCTAAAGGAACAAGGGTTCGAGATGGACGTACTCGGATTCGACCCTAAAGAGCTAGATAAGCTGCTGGAGCCTGAACAGGTAGATGGATTAACGGACGAGGATGCCGTACCTGAGACTCCGGTAGAGCCTAAGACGAAGTTAGGGGATATTTATCAACTTGGCAATCATCGGTTAATGTGTGGCGATAGTACTAGTATTGATGCGGTAAAGAAGCTGATGGATGGTCAGAAGGCAGATATGGTGTTTACTGATCCTCCGTATGGTGTGTCTTATGAGGGTGGTCATAATAAAAAGAAAAGACAAGGCATCATTGCAGATACATTGCAGGGTGACGATTTAACTGATCTTTTTTATGAATCCTTATCGACCGCTATAACCTGTACAAAAGATGGTGCTGCTTTTTACGTCTGGTATGCTTCTGGAAAAAGTATTGAGACATTTGCATCATTGTCAAAATTGCCATTAAAAATTAGGGCAATTATTCAGTGGTACAAAGTTAAATCAGGTTTAGGCGCATTTATGAGCCAATACATACCTAATTGCGAGCCATGTATGTATTTGCACAAAGATGGATGCTCACCTGCTTGGTATGGCGCATCAAATGAAAAAACGGTATGGGAACTAAAGAAAGAATCTAAAAACGACTATCATCCGACTCAAAAGCCAGTAGAACTGCCAGAAAGAGCTATGTTAAATAGCAGTAAATCAGGAGATCACATATTGGATTTGTTTGGTGGTAGCGGTAGTACACTAATTGCTTGTGAGAAAACAAATCGCCATGCAAGACTAATGGAATTAGACCCTAAATACTGTGATGTAATAGTAAAGAGATGGGAAGAATTCACCGGCAAGAAAGCCGTATTATTAACAGATGAGTAACATTTCCCCTTAAGAAAATGGTAGAGCATATTCCTAGCGAAGAAAACAAGCGGATAGTCGAGACATCGGCAGGACTAGGCTTGCCCCATGAGCAGATAGGCGCATTGATAGGCATCGATGACAAGACGTTGCGGAAACATTATCGGACTGAGCTAGACGTAGGTAAGGCTAAAGCCAGCGCACAGATAGCCAAGACGCTGTTTAGCAAGGCTCAGGGCGGGGATACGACTGCGTTGATCTGGTGGACTAAGGCTCAGATGCGTTGGGCTGAGACGCAGAAGCAAGAGGTTACTGGTGCTAATGGTGGCGCACAGGAGATGGTCGTCCGATGGGGCGGAAAGGCTAAAGATGACGTACAAACAGACTAACTGCCCTATGTGCAGCGCGTTCCTAGTGAACAACAAGTGCCTGAACTGCGGATTCGTTAAGTGACAGAGATAGCAGCCAGATTCGAGTCTAAAGTCGAGCGTGTTCCGTTCATGCCTTGTTGGATATGGACAGGGGCGGCAAACGAGCATGGCTATGGGGTAATAGGCCGTGGAAGGCGTGGCGAGGGTAATGAGAAAGCCCACCGACTTGCGTATCGGCTGTACAAGGGAGAAATCCCAGATGGCAAGATAGTCCTGCATAAGTGCGGTAATCCATTTTGCGTCAATCCAAGCCACCTAGAAGCAGGAACCTACAAAGAAAACTCGGCTGATATGCTGCGGATGGGTAGGCATTTCATCCCAGATAATTCAGGCGAAAATGCGAAGTGGGCGAAGCTAAACGAGGAACAGGCACGAGAAATCCAAGCGGCTAAAGGCGGTAAAAAGGGGACTGGGACAGCATTGGCTAGGAAGTTTGGCGTTCACAAGTCAACGATTTATCAAATATGGGCAGGGGCAAATTGGAAGAAATCCTGATTCCGTACGATCCTAGACCGCACCAGCACGAGCTACATGATGCGCTAGACAATCAGCGGTTTGTTGTTGCCGTTATGCACCGTCGTGCTGGCAAAACAGTAGCCGCAATTAACCATCTCATCAAAGCCGCGATAGAGTGCGACAAGCCTAACCCACGGTTTGCCTACATAGCACCTACCTACAGCCAAGCCAAGAGAGTCGCTTGGGATTACCTACTAGAGTACACAAGGCCGCTTAATGCAACTGCCAACATTGCTGAGTTACGGGTTGATTTTTGGGGGCGTAGGGTTAGTCTTTACGGGTCTGACAATCCTGATAGCTTGCGCGGTCAGTATTTCGATGGCGTGGTTATCGACGAAGTTGGCGATCAGAATCCGCGAATTTGGAACGAAATCCTCAGACCTGCTCTTGCCGACCGTCTTGGGTGGGCTTGCTTCATTGGGACTCCTAAAGGCGCTAACCATTTCGCTGAACTAGCTGATAGAGCCAAGTCCGAAGAAGGCTGGAAGTACCTAGAGTACAAGGCTAGCCAGACCAAGATACTGCCTGAGTCCGAGCTTAAAGCCGCCTATCGAGAGATGGGTGAAGACAAGTACAACCAAGAGTTTGAGTGTTCCTTTAACGCAGCAGTCGAGGGTAGTTACTATGGGAAACTTATTAACGACCTTGAAAGGGATCATCATATTACTGATTTTCCTCGTGACGATCTGTGTCGTAGCTTTACTGCATGGGATCTTGGCATGGGTGACAGTACGGCTATTTGGGTTGCTCAGGTGGTTGGAAAGGAAATCAGACTACTTGATTGCGTCGAAAATCATGGGCAAGCGTTAGATTGGTACGTCAACTGGCTGAGAGACAACAAATACGAGGGATTCACCCATATCCTGCCCCATGACGTACAAGTTCGGGAGCTAGGCACAGGTAAAAGCCGTAGAGAGGTCTTAGAGGAAGCTGGGCTGTCCGTAACGATTGCGCCTAGATTGTCTGTGGCTGACGGTATTCAGGCTGTGAGGAGACTATTGCCTAGATGCTGGTTCCATCCGAGGACTAAGCAGGGATTGGATGCCTTACGGAACTATCGTAGGGAACATGACGAGAGGCGGCAGATATTCTATGAAAAGCCGCTACATGACTGGTCTAGCCATTTCTCAGACGCTTTCAGATACCTATCGATAGGTCTTGACGAGACCGATAGTTCATGGCAGACATCATTGCCAATTCCTACGAAATGGATTGTATAATAGGCAAAACCCATAAGGATTTGCTATGAAGATGGATGAGGGTCAAATCAAGGGCATTATCGAGAACGAGATCGATAACTCCATCGGTTACATTGATACCGAGACTACGGATCAACGAGCCAAAGCCCTAGA